CTTTAATATCAGAACCAGTAAACTTATTAAGAAGGGGAGCGTCAAAGCTGATACCATTGTGCATAATAAAGGTATCTATTTTCTTTGACCACTCCCCAAACTCACGGCATTGATCTCCTATCCAATGTCTTGTCTCTCCTGTGTCTGCCCTCCTTGCTACGATACAATGTATCTTGGTTGCGTTAATCGCATCTGTTTCTATATCAACTACTGCTCTCATTTGTCATGTCCATCAGGTATGCATCTTCTACGGGAATGTGAAAGAATTTTTCGCCCTTTCTTATCTTGTAGTTAGAGGCTTCTTTAACTTCACACTCTAACAATGTGTTACCATCTACATGCCATGCTCTTGTGCAGTCATGGTTGAAGACCACGAAAGTAAGTAGGTCATTATAACACTCGCTCTTCCACTTGTCAAGAAGTCTTTGCTTACGATGCGGGATACGCAGTTCTTTCCAACTGTCAGGCCACTCATTTCCTTTCCAAGAATACTTCATCTCTACTTCATAGAGGTGGCGTGGTAGTCCCGGTCCTACTGTTGAAATAATATCAAAGTAGGTTGTTTCATTAGTATTAATATTAGCATGGTCATGTTCCTTTAGCCATAAAACCATAGCTTCTTTAGCTTCTATGTCAGCTTTCTCATATAGACTACGATCAAACTTCTTTCTAACCTCACTCATTATCATTCTCCACGAAGGGGTTATCAATCTGTGTCATGCGTCCTGTACCACTATCATAGTGAAGGTGACAAGCTATACCAGTATCTCCGGTGTACCTGTTCTTCAAGATACGGATAGAGGTGGTGTTCGCTTCGATAGGATCGTCTGCCTGTTGGTTACGCTCCAGTGCAATCACTGCATCAGACAGGTGAGCAATAGAAGCAGAGCCACGTAGATGTGAGAGGGTAACTTCCCTGCCGTTCTCATGCCCGTTATCACCTGATGGCCTACGAAGATGGCTCACCAACATCAGAGCAATACCTGTTTCCTCCACAAGAGAGCGTAGCTTGGTCATCAGGATGTCAATAGACTTGCGCTCATCGCCGTTGTCCTCCTGTCCAGACACAAGGATAGACAGGTGATCTAGGAAGACCCACTTGCAATCAAGAGCCTTTGCCATATACCTGATACGACTTAGAATCTCCTCGTTCTCCATGCTACCGAAGTGATCGAAGGCAAAGAACCTACCGGAGTCAATGGTCTTGGCTTGCCAGTCATCCAACTGTTCCTGCGTGTACTGGCTGCGGATCTCCTTGATGTACAGCCTAGCATTAGCTTCCACACTCATAAGGTTGAAGGCGGTCTGCTTCGTGTTCTCCTCCATAGCAAGCACACCAATGTTATCTTCTGTGTTGTGCATGATATGGTACATAAGCTCACGCATAATGCTGGACTTACCCATACCTGCACCGGAGGTAAACGTGATAAGCTCTCCTGTCCTGATGCCGTAAGTCTTATCGTTCATGCCAGACCACGGGTAGGGACAAGTCTCATTGTGTGTCTCATCGTATAGACTGCGGCCAAGATCAGCAAGGTTAATAATACCTGCTGGTGTATAGGTACGTGCGCTCCACCATGCCTGAGTAAACTTCTCACGTTGCCCTGTCTTGAGATATTCGTTGGCATCCTTCAGTTCAAGGTCCATAACCTTACACTTGTTAGGCTCAAAGAGTTTGGCAACAGCCTGTGCCGCATCCTTACCCTGCCTGTCATTGTCAAAGCAGAGAACGATAGTGTCAAACTTGTTGAGATATTCCAGTGATTGCTGGCAGTTCTTGACGGCTGACTGTGCGCCATTCTTGATAGACACTGAAGGCCATTTCGATCCCATCAATTCAAAGGCACTCATGGCATCCAGTTCGCCCTCACAAATCGTAACGAACTTGCCCGTCTGACCAAAGATATTCTGACCAAACAAACCACACTTGCCAAGATCACCTTCAGACCAGAACTGCTTGTCGCTGGTGCGTCGGAACTTGGAGGCAAGGTGGTTGCCATCCTTGTCATAGTATTTATACATGTGCTTGTCTATCATAGTACCGTTCTTGCTAACGGATACGCCATACTTCTTACAGGTATCCAAGCTGATCTTTCGATCAGGAATAGCTGAGAAAGTAAAGGCGGATGAGTTTTCATTGTGCATCTTCACGACCTGCTTTGGTTCGGTATTCATTTGTTCTCCATTTCGATAAGCCTTGGATTCATCGCAGCTAAAACATTTAGTTCCCCACTCGTAGTACGCCAGTGCATCTGACGAACCACAGTCGGGGCAGGGTTGATGTGTTTTAAGTTCCATAAACATCTCCATATTAATTGAGCCTTAGTAGTTTCGTAGAAACTCTACTACTAAGACTCAATTAAGTTTACCATTTACCTTTACTATGTTGATAGAGTTCAGAAGATAAATCTTTTCTGCGTGCAACTAACTCCTTCTCTAGTGATATTAAAGTTTCGATTTGATCGACCCGTTCAAGGGAACGCCAAGCTGATTTGAATGAGGTTTGTATCCCACCCCTTTCTTTTGGCTTGTATATTTCAATAAGAACTTCCATTTCATTATCCTTTTTGGATTTCATAAACTCCTTTTGTAGACTGTCCGGTAAGATGCTTAGTGAGGTTGGCTCTGCTTCGTAGTTCTTCTTCCGCTTCTTTCTTTGTGCGAAAATTCTTAACAACCACATTTCCAAACTCCTTTTTTAATACTAACTTCCACATAATGCTTTCCATGATTCGGGGAATAACTCCTTCATATGTGTACCTATTTCTTTAACTACACTACTTGTTTCAAGTTGTGCATCTCTGGTAGTGCGTAAATTATATACCCGTGCAAACGCCATAAGTGTACCAGACCAATACCATTCTGTCAATAGACTTTGTGGTAGGATTGCCCTTGCTTGTTCAGCACACACTCCCATATCCAGCATAGCTTTGTATGCATCCGCACAGTGACGCTCCGCATCAGAGAACATATGATTAATTACATTTTGTGATGCTGCCTTCTTTCTTAGAGAGCCTTGCTTCACATCATCGGAACTCTGACGCCAGTAATCAGGCGACCAGAACTCTGGATCAGTCTTGACATACCTACGACTGACCTCATTCCAGACCAGACCAATCTGATGTTTGATAAGCTGTCGTGCCACAAACACAGGTGCTTTGATCCTGAACTGTGCAGAGGCATGACCAAAAGGTGTCCAATGATTATGCTTTGCCAGATAGTTTATAAGGCCAGTGTCACTACTGGATAGCTTCTTACTCTCCTTGTTGAAACTTACTCTTGCTGCGTTAACAACAGATAGATCACTACCCATATGATCAATCAGTTCAACTGTCATCAAAGGCTTCCTCCCATATAGTTTCAACGAAACTTTCTTTGTCAGTCATTATGTCATCAGCCTCTAGTCGGGCCAGACGCTTGGCTTCTTTGTCGTTGTAGCCTTCAGACTTGTATTGTCCCACCAGTGAACGGAACAACTCCTTCCGCTCTTTCTGCCAAAGGTTCTTACTCATTGGTCTGCATCCTCTAAATCTTGGAAGAACTGATCTCTATCTTCTTGATCGGTAACATTATATCCTGCATCTTTCATAAGCCGCCAAACATCTTCGGAATATCCCAGAGATTTTCTTAAAATATCTTCTCTTTGTAATTTGTGCCAATCAAAGTCGTAAACTTTTGTCATCTTGTTCTACCCATTGGGTGTTGGAGTTACTTTGTTTTTCTTTTGCAAGTTCTGCTCTTAGACTATCTATAATTTTTTCAAGCTCTTCTACTCTACCTTTAAGTTTATTTATATGACTTCTCAGTAAACTTATTTCGTTTGATATTACCATATTATACTCCCCTTATTGTCGTGTGTCAATATAAAAGATATGGTTTCCTACCTGACCTAGCGTTAAAAAACTGTCGTCAGTTGCCCAGTAGGGGATAACATAGGCCGCATGATAGTGCGTAGCACCGTCAGTCTGTGCCAGAAGTACACCTTGAAGGGCAAGCTCCGAAGCACTAACGGATTGTTGGTATGCATCTACGTTGGCTATAGTTTCTGGTTTACCGTCACACCAGTAGGAAAACTGGCACTTGTTTCTTATTGGTTTTCCTTTCCACTTCCTGCTCTGATGTACCACAGAACAGATGTTATTAGGATACCTGTCAGAAGAAACACGTTCAAGAATAACATTTGCCACAGCAAGCTGTGCTACGAATGATTCGGAACGTGCTTCAAAGTACACCGCTTCAGCCAGACAAGATAGGTCGTCTGCCTTAACAACATTTACTTTGAATAGTGATATAGATAATCCTAGTAAGAACAATAAAATATATTTCATTGTAGTCTCTCTATTCTTATATTAAAGGGAAATCCACCAGATAATTCTTTTATACCATGACACATAAGATATGCCGCAGCTTCTTCATAAGACTTAAAAGTATACACGCTTTCTTCATCCTCATCAATCATTAAATCAATGTCGTCTACACTTTCTATAACATCTTCCTGTGCTTGTGTAATAATGTAAGACATTATAGTGCGCCTAATAATAGTAAGTCTAGTAAAGCTATAAGTATATCCATAGTTACCTTCCTTGTCCTCTATATTTTTTCCAGTTAAGTCTCTTGTGTTTGTTGTTGGGACGGGATAGATTTCCCGCCCCTATTGATGTACGTTTCTTGATCCGATGTTGTGTCGG